CTTTAGCTCGTTAGCCATTCTAATATCAGGCAGTTTCTTCATTGTCGGGCTGCGACCGTAATCTTCGAGCGAGTCTTTATCGAATACGCTTACCTGATATGGGAACTCTTCATAACCACCTTCAGAGTCGTTTATAAATTCTGATTCGTCTCGTGAGATATATTCACTTGACCACGGCATGTTCAGCGCATCATCTGCGTCAGCGTCACGGTCTTCTCTGGGTTGAACAACGTGCAAAAACTCAAACTTCTTATCTCTTGTACCCAAGTCGTTGTAGGCGGTTTTTATCTTAGCACCCATGTTTTCAACACCAAACTCCTGACCAAACTGACGGGCGGAGAACTTAAACCTCCGGTACACGGTATCAACATCACCGTCCGAGTTCCTGACAATGTAAATATCTCGTATGAAGTAATTTATGAATACGATAACGACTTTCTTGCCCTTTTCTTCATACAGACACGCCGTACCGAAACAGCCTAAAGATTTTAGATACTCGAAGAACGCTTCTCTGAATGTGCTGCTGATAAGATATTTATGAATTATTTTGGTAGTTTGGTCGAGCCATTGCTTTACGTTATCTTGAGAGGCCAGTTTCTCGTCGTCAATTTCAAGAACAAACGCGCGGGTCTCTGTTGGGAACATGAAAGAGTACAGACCGGATGCAAGTTGGATATTAGACTCCTCGCCCGTGGTATCGAACAAGTCCATCAATACTTCACCACTTGACCGCTCAGAGATTATCTGACTGTTCTGCGGCATGACGTAATCTGCACAGTTTTGGAATTGTTGATCGAAATTGGCCCTGTCCGTCTCAAGGCGCTTCATTCGTTCGATATGTTCCTTGGCCGTGGCTGGCATTATGGTCCCAATCGGGTATTAAGGATATTGGTATTGCCTCGCTGTGCCATCATTCGGCCTGCAAGGATGTTCTGCTGCCTACCCCGCCCGGCACGTTTGCGGACCTTTTTCTTAGCCTCGTCTATTTCACGACCAGGGATCGGCATTGGGGTCGGGTCCGGTTCTATCGGCACTTGTATTTTTGGTCTGTTACCGCCTGTCATATTATCCCCTTTCGAGTTTAGCAAGTCTGGTCATAATAGACATTAGTTCGCTGGGAATAATTCCATCTCGACCATCTTTGCCGTCTTGACCATCCTTGTAATCAACACCTCTTCTCGGAGTATAGCCATCTGTGCCGTCTTTTCCATCCTCACCGTCCCTTCCATTCTCGCCATCTTTCCCATCTGTACCGTCCTTGCCGTCAATGTAGTCCCTGCCTTTTACTGGTGTATAGCCGTCCGTACCGTCTTTTCCATCCTCACCGTTTTCGCCGTCAGTACCGTCTTTTCCGTCGAAGTAGTCAACGCCCCTGACTGGCTTTTTTCCATTCGTCCCATCCGTACCATCTGTGCCGTCTTTTCCATCCTCACCGTCTGTACCATTCTTTCCGTCCGTACCATCCCTTCCGTCCTCACCGTTTTCGCCTTGCTTGCCAATATCGCCTTGCGCAAGGACCTCAAGTGGGCCGCCGCCCTCACCGACAAGAAACAGGCCACCGTGCTTGACGACTATCCTGCTGAGTAGTGCAGCCGCGATTTTCTCACTCAGTATCTCCGTTGGGGTCTTATCACTTTTACTGGTCATAATTATCCTCCGAGCCTTTCTACCAAGTCAGCTCTGGTCCCACTGGCTTTCAAACCATTATCTTTGGTCATTGCCTGCAACTCCCTGTACGACATATCGTTAAGGTCAGCAAGATCTTCAGCCGCTTCCTCCGCTTCCGATAGGACTTCTACGACTTCTGCAGCCGCTAAAGGTGTCGATTTCTTCACGTCCCGTTTGTTTGGTTTTGTCATTACTGTCATTTTGTGCTCCCTTACTTAAAAGCCCTATATTGTTGATTGTGTACTGTTCTTTATATTTCATTTCATATTCAAACGCTTCTCGAAGAGCTTTCAATGCCATCCTTTCCCACTCTCGGCAAACCCTCTTTTCCCACTCCAAATCCTGTCGGAGTCTGTCGATGTTTTTTATGTCTTCTACATAGTCAGCCTCAAATAAATCCCATTCTGTACAAAGTTCGTGCAACCAATTTCTCTGTTGCCTCAAGTCGAAAGCGTTATACAAAAACAAGACACCAGCCAATATAAAAAACGCCATTGCTGCAATAACTAATTTCTTCATTTCTTTTTCTCCTAAACCAATAAATTCACTACCCCACTAAATACCACACAGGCAAACAAAAATATGCACGCCCATAAAAGATTGCGATGAACTCGAATCGTCTCTCGACGCAAAACTTCCTTTGCAATTAAAACATCCAACAATTCCTGAGTCATCTTCTTTCCCCTAGATGATATTCCATATCCTGAGTCGTTACACGTCTATTCCGGTTACTCTCAGGGACACCCACCTTCTTACAGGCAAGATGGAAAAAGTTCACGGCATTACGATAATGGTCCTGCTTGTCGCCTACTTTCTTGTAGTGATAGGACACTTGACCGCGACTGTCGGTTTCTATAAATTTGGCCCTCATGCACATCTGATGAGCGAATATCTTTACCTCTTCACACATTCGGGGAAGCAACATCCTACCTGGATTTACTACCATCTGATGAGATTCATCGAATATATCGGTCATGTTCACTTTGACGATATTATCCGTACCCCAATTATCAAACGTCTTCAAATGGACTTGGACATAACAAGGGTACACGGTATTTCCGTAAGGCGCTTCTGTTTTGGCCCATTCCCGTATCTTGTGAGATTCCGGCATTGCATCGCCAACAGTCGCCTTGACGTGGAACCTCTGGGCGAGATCGTGAAGAGCGGGCCAGTCTTTAACTCTTGCCATCTTCACTATCCTGTACCTGTCTCTGCCTATCCGATGTCCTATGACTACATGGATGACGGGCCAACCAACATCAAAGCCCATCGCGCACGGACCATCGTGTGAATTCCGCATCTGGTCCTGAGTGCAGCACTGGTAAACCTCGGTCTCTCTCAGTACATCTTCGGCACGAGCGAAAGCCACGCCAAGAACAGTACGCTGGAACTCGGCCTCGGTAGTATCATAGGCAAGCGGATCATCGTATTCCTTCAGGACATGGGCCAAGTCCCTGTTCGGATTCAATAGTTGCGAAAACCAATAACCGACAGTCTCAACCGTGGGACGGTCGGGAACCCAAATACCTTTGGCACGATTTATCTCGCTGCCGCAATGGACACATTTCGGATAACCCTTGCCGTCCCTCAAGCCGATACACTGAGGAAACTCCGTCTCCATACAGGTGGACTTCCGGCAATACTCACACTTTATCTGCCAGCGGCGCATATCAGACTTACTGTAGAGAAGGTCGATACCATCATCGGGAAGTTTTGGACTTCCCATATCAGTCCTTCGATTGATAGTGGAATTACCAAGCCTTTGGTTGACCTGTCTTGCCATCTCGTCTAAAAACAAATCTCTTTCGTCCAGAACAAGCCAATCGGCAGGGGTCTGGCGAACGGCAGTCGAGTCTTTGGCCATTCCACCGATAATAGTAGTGCCGGAACAACCGAGAAAACTTACATTGGTTTTCCCAATCCTCCGTTTATGTACCGCGTTTATGTCGTTGCAGTGTTCCCCTATGATATCGTTATCTGTCAGAAGAGCTTTAAACCGCGCACCGGAATAATCTTCTACCGCAACTTTCGAGGGGAAGTAAATTATAATACCCTGTGGATAAAGGCCATGTAATGCCCCATGACATACCTCAATCGCTTTACCCATCGTAGCACCGGTCTGAGTGCCCTTCTTAATCACCTCGCCGAGCTTAACCTTGCCATCGTCGGTAACAGGGCGCATCATCTCCAACTGATAGGCCCGACCGTCCAGAGTAAAAGGCCGACCGTCAATCAGTATCTTATTCAACCACGCCCAATAAGGAGCGTCGGTTGCAGCGTCCCGAATACATTCATTGGCCATTTATAAACTTTCTCATATTTTGTACCCATTCTTCGCCATCTTCCAATAGTTCAAGGAACTCAGGCAGTTTCCGATGCTCGTAATCAGCGGCAGCCAACTCGCCCATCAATCGCTGTATTTCGTCAATTGTTTGGGGTGGGATCACTTGGGGCAGGACTCCCATCTGCAAGAAGAATATTGCTTTTTGGTTTCACGAACGTGGCAATTATCGGCACATTGTCTGCATCATCACCTATCTGTAAAGCGAAATTAGCTGGAACCTGCCCCAATGCCTCCTTTGGGATATTTAAAACGGCAGGCAAGCTCTCGTCGTAGTCCTCAACTTTATTCTTGACTATACCCCTGATAAGTTGCCACAAAACAGCATTGAGCAATACTTGACCTGAACGCTGTTTGGCAACCAAAGTCTGCTGATGCTGCTTTGCCAGACGCTTTTTGATCTGGTTTCGTTCGTTACGGGCGATCATTTACGCTTGCCCTTCTTCTTGGGCCGCTTGTGGCCGGGACTGCCCTTGTAACTGCCTCTACCGCTCTTGTGTGCCATTGCCAGACTCCTTCTGCATAGCCATAAACCCTTTTTTGTTATTTTGTCCCCGCCTAATATCTTCAGGAGAACCATTCCTGAAGCAAAACAGAGGACATCGTTTGATATTGCAAAAAATGGGCACATTGTAATAGTTCTTGCCGCGGCGACTTGTTCCATGCCGACATGCCCGGCAAAAAGCTTTAATAGCCGACATTGGTGTTTTAAATAGCGTTTTCTTGTGTGCTTTAAAAGCTTCAATCTTAAGAGATTCTTTGATTTTTTTTCGTTTTTCTTTGTTCGCCTGCACCTTCTCTGGATTCTTAGCCTGCCACGCTTTTGTTTTTTCGGTAGCGTTGTACATTTCTCTTTCTCCTATGTCT